CACTAGTGGTAGGACAGTACAGGTAACTGAATCTGCACTGGCTACTATCATGAGAAGTGTTAAAGATCTACCTCCACTCAAAGAGAAACCTAAACGTAAGAACCTTAAGAAAGAATAGTTTCCTAGGGAAATTAATAGGGGGCTTAATTGCCCCCTTCATTACGCCTAGTCCTTAAGACTATCAGGCATATTATCAGACAGCCCCTTCCTAGAATACCAAGCCGATAAGAACTTCTTAGCAAACTCAGGATCTTGTTGACGTAGTTGAGCAGCAAACATAGTGCCTAACTTACCTCGTAGTTTATTTGAAATAAGATCAAGCCTCTTTCTCTTAAGACTATCAGAAGAGTTCTGATAAGCAGGAGAATCAATGATGCTCTGTAGCACAGGAGTTAACATCTCTGCATTCATCTGACGTAACCCACCTAGTTGTTCACTAGATAACTTAACTCCCTTTAGCTTACCTGTGATACCACCCTTGTTCCACTCAACCCTTTGCATCTCTTGTTGTAGTGGTGTTAGATTATTAGCATCAAATACATGCACACTACTCCATGCTTGGTTGATGTCTATCTTCTTAGCATCCCCATACACACCATACTTCTTAGGTAACTGCTCACGGAAGATAGGGATACGGGCCTGTAACCTTTCCCATGTGTCCTCTGCCTGTCTATCATAACCATCAAACATCTTAGCAGTTTGTGCTAGTAATGCAGGAGTCATGGGACGAGCAACAGTCTCTATCAATCCCTTCTGAATAGATACGTTAGGATCTACGATCATGGCTGTTAGAGTGTGCATACCTTCAAGGAAAGTCTTAGAGGTTATGTTACTCTTAACCATGTACACCAAGTTAGCAGTTAACTCTGCTGCCTCATCTGAATTAATATCTTCATCATCTGCATATTCTTTAGTGAAAGTAAACAGATCAGCAGCCATTGATAGAGGTGTAGCTAAAGGTTCAAACCGATGATAGCTTACCCATGTGTCACCTATACGGATAGAGTAAGGTAAGATACCTGCATCTTTCCAACGCTGTCTCTCTGACGCTGTACGAGGGATACTACCAGTGATAACATCTTCATCATACATAGCCCCTATCGTAGCAAACATAGTCATGCCTATGATCTGACGAGGTATCAACTCATCATAACTCATCTTAGCTGGCTCACCATGTAAAGGTATCTTGTTAGTTCTTAGATCAAACAGTACCTTCCTCATACCTTCTTTGGTAGTGTAAGCCGCCCTCATTGCTGGAATGAAAGGTATATAATTATAACCCTCTTTGATTATATTCCAAGGAGTCTTAATGAATGGTACAAACAAAGCAAAGGCAGGATGGTCATGACGTAGTTGCTGTATCTTACGAGGAGAACCAGCTAACTTCTGCTGAAAGGCATTGAACAAAGCATCATCACGTATAAGAGAGATAGCAAGTCTACCCTCTTTAGCAGCCTCTGCTCTCTTAGCAGCCATGTCAGCAGTCTCATCCTTGATACTAACTTTCAATCCTTTCTTCTGCCCATCAAAGGCAACTTGATTACCTGCTCTAGTAGCTACAAAGTTCTTGGTACGTACATCCCAGTTAGTATCTTGTGCAGCATCAGAGAATAAATCTTTCTTATACTGAGTATACAACTCATCATAGGATCCCATACCAGCTTTGCTATCTTCCTTGGCAAACTTAGAAGCCATTTGAAACATGCTCTGCCTACGGAACCTTGCCTTACCATACTCATCTATACCTACGATTAGCTTAGTAGGCCAGCGAACAAAAGTCTCACCAGCCCCTCCGAATGCCTGACCAAACCTAGTGCGACCAATGTTGTTGTGCATATAGTCTTGCATATCAAGAAGGATATCTTCTCTTTGTTCTTGGTTTAACATTCTAGGGTCATCAATCCCCATCTCTTCTTTAAGAAAAGCCTTGAAATCTTTACCTGTCATTCCTAGCTTACGTTCATTTATGTCTCGTTCTAATGAATATCCTTTACGGAATCCTTCTCGAAAATAAACAGAGTCTTGAGCAAAGGAATCAATGGATGCCTCCCACATAGACTTAACTTGGTTCCACTCACGACCACCATTAGTTAACTTAATAGAGTCTGTTACTAAACCAATAGAGTCTATCAAAGGTTTCATCATAGACTGTATAAACATAGACATGATGTTAACAGCAGGAGTACCAGTGCCAGATAACATCCCGTTTATAACTACATCTAGCCCAACGCCAAAAGCAGAATCGTTTGTAGCATCCCTAGCCATTACTTTTCTGTAAAACTCTGCTTTCTGTGCATCTCCAAACTCATTGATACGAGCAGCATTAATAGACATAGAAGTATTAGCAACCTCACATGCTGGTGACAATTTCATTTACACTTAACTCCTGCGAATAAAGAATCTATCATACGATTATCTGCCATGTCTTGCAACATCTTCCTTCTGTGGTTTAATGCAGCAGACACCTTACTACCTTGTCCTTTGTTCCATGCTTGTATACCATAGAATAGGTTGATGTCAGAATGTATTAAAGCGATTGTCTCATCAGTTAGATCAGTTGACTTGCCTAGAATATCATAAGCATTAAACAACTTTCTTTCTACTTCATTGAATAGAGGCTGTAGCATTCTCATCTCTGGCGCACTAAAGATTCTGTCGTCATTAGCAAGAATAAAATCTATCATGTCCTCAAAGTCTTCAATATCATTCTTCTTGAGGAGAGTCCTAGATGCTGCGTCTATGTTCTCAAATGTATGACGACCACGCATCATGCCTCTAAGTGCAGCAGTATCTAATCCACGGGAACCAGCTACCTTCATTGCTGTATCTGCATACTCTTTTAAAAGAACATCAGCATCCTCAACATCCTTTAACTTTCTTAGATCATCATCAGTAAGCCTTTCACCAGCGTTCATCTTAGCTTGCACTTCTGCCCTTGCTTCCTTGACAGCATTGCTTTCTTTTATGTTAATGACTTTATCTGGATCACCACCTTTGTACTTACCTTCTGCTACCTTAGCTGTAGTCTCAGGCTTACCAGCAGTACGAGGTAGTAACTCACCACCAACTAAAGATGCTTTACTGGGGCCACCTGCTGAACTAATAGACTGATTAGGCTGATTAAATCTGGAACGTGCTGCACCTGTTTGAGATCCTACACCTAACCTAGTTGCTTTCTCTGATGAAGATTCAAAGCCTAGTATTCTGTTAGTGTTTGCACTAAACGGAGTCATAGATTCTGGTACAGCATTAGTGAAAGGTCTAGGTAATACAGCACCTAACCCACGTTGACCACCAGTAGGAGCTAAACCAAATCCTGCCGATCCTTTAACTGTTGATCCATTACTGTCAGCTACACTTTCTGCTATTCTACTACGAGGTATAACCCCTGATGCTTGTTGTACCCTACTCTGTAACTCTGGGAACTTACTAAACTTTCCTAACTTAAGGTTCTCTAAATTAATAGCAGCCTTACGTAGTACATCCCCTTCTGCTTTCTGTATTTCTAACTGCTTTACCTTATCGTTAGATACTATCCTTTGAGCCTCTAACTGATTCGCTCTAGTTCTGCTACCTAGAGTAGCCTTACCAGTAGATCCTTTAAGAGTAGCTAAAATATTATCAATCTGTTTTACTTCTGTTTTAGTTTTATTAAGAATTTTACCTAGGTCATCAAGGGATTGTTGTGAAGGTGCGCCCTTAGCTTCTATTTCTAATTCAGCTTGTACCTTAGCCTGTGCTTGAGCAACACTACGGACAGGCACATCCCCTGCTGCATCTGCAACAGCACCAATAGCTGCTTCTGATTCATCTTTTAAATCAGTACCTTCATCAGCAGCTTTAGAGCCAAACTTACTAGCAATCTTACCTATACCAGCACCTAAGCCAGAGCCTAGTAAACCACCAGCCATAATGTAAGCAACGCGAGAGTCCCCGTACTGCTCATAGACAGGCTCAAGAGATCCACCTAGTAAGCCTTGTACGCCACCTCTAGCAGCATACGTACCTACCTTAGATGCAAAGGTCAAAGGCTTAAGAGCAAAGGCAGGTAAGGTTACAGGGTCAGCTAAACCACCAGCTAACATACCAAGAACAGATGATGTAGGGTTCTGTTCAAACTGTACTCTTGAACGATACTCAGCTACTTGATCCTCGAACTCTTCTCTAGGATTTTTCTCTACTCCTACAAAGTCCTTGATACCTCTAATACTAGAAGTAAAAGATCGGCCTGCTTGATCACCAAAAGTTTCAAATGCTCCGTACTGCTGACCTTCTTCTGCTTCCTTAGCAACTACAGCGTTAACCATTACTTCTCTTGGAGTACCATTAGGAAACTCCATAGTTCCTAACGTAGGGTGTTCATAAAAAATTGTCATGGACTACCTCAAGTTAGGGGCCAACTAATTCTGGCATGTATCCAGCACTTAAACTTTCAATTTTATTTTCAGTATAACCTAACTCTCTTAGCCTCTCTTTAATTTTTAATAAATCTGTTGCCTTAGCTGCTCTATCAGCTTTGTCTGGAGTCTTAGACCTAGAAAACAAGTATGTATAAATATCCTTCATGTCATCTTCTAATCTAACCAACTCAGCTTTTTTATCTACTGAACTATAATCAGTATCATCTGGATTGATTGAGGACATTTCCAATGCTAACTTATCATCAAACTCATTAGCCGATTGTTCAGCCGCGCTTCCTCCCTCAGTTGGGCTAAGATTCTTAACAGTGCTATCTCCATCCTTGCCACTATTATTAGCAATAGCAGCAGCCACTTTAGGGCCATACAGTTTTGATATTGATTCTAACCACTCAGATTTTGTAGCAAAAGATTTACCTTGAGTAACATCCATTACTTTGCCATCATAGTATTCTGTAATTGAATGTTGTGTAGCTGGAGTAGAAGGAATTAATACACCATCTCCAGCAGTTCCTTGCTTAACAACCACATTAGAAGACTTACCTAATGATCTATCTTGAACTAGATTAGAAGCTGTAGTGTCTGTTGCTTCCATATCTCTAGCCTGTGCATGTAATGCCATAGCTTGAGCATAGTCACCATTCATCATTAGTTGTTGAGCAGCAGCACGTAAGCCAGAAGCAGTGTTTAGATTCTGCCCTGCTAATCCTGACTGTACACTAGAAGCTTGTGCCATGTCAGGTGTCTGTAAACCAAAGGCTGAGTTAATACCAGCACCTAGCATCTGTCCACCAGCAGCACCAATAGCATAATTTGCATTCATACTTGCTGCTTTATCAACACCACTCTGAACACGATTCTGTTGGATCACATTAGGATCCATTCCAAATAAACTCATTACATCACTAGCCATAATACTATTCCTTAAAATCTATAGGTGTTTAAAATTACAATCCAGAGAATTTACCTAGGCTTGTATAACCACCTTGAGCCTTTGTACCCTGATAATTGTTATAGGCATCTAAGCCAGCCCTACCAGCATCAATTAAACTATTACCAAACCCACCTACACTATTTCCTAGCCCTTGATAACCACCAGCTTGTGCAGCACCTTGATCAGCATAGAAGTCACCAGCTTTACCATAAGCATTAACATAGTTCTGTCCAGCATTGTTAGCAGCACTTGCTCGTTGCTGTCCTAGATCACCACCTAACCCTAGCATAGCCATAGCATTAGCATCCATGCCTTGACCTTGAGTAAACATACTTTGACCCATGTTAATGTCATTTATTCGTTGTTGCTGTGCTTGACCGAATGCGTTGTTACGATCCATAGCATCTTGTTGTGCAAAGGCTTGAGCAAATCCATAACCATCAGGACTCAACATGCCACTTGTACCAGCACCTAAAGCATCCCCACTTACTCGTAGACCCTCAGTACCTCTGCCAAACATACGATCACCTAGAGCCTGTGCTTCAGCCCCACGACTATCTGCACCAATGGCACGTTGTCGAGTGTACATGTCATTTGCTAGATCATCATAGCTACCACCAGCCCTGTTAAGAGCAGCAGTGCCTAGACCAAACATCTGATTCTGTTGTGCTTGGTATCTAGGATCCATTGAATAGGATGCTTGACCATTATTAAAAGAAGCAGTACCAGCACCAGAGGTTACACCATAAGGACGATACTGCCCTCCTGCATATGCTGTGTTTCCAGCATTCCTAAGAGAATCCGCAGCCTCTCCTAGCTTCTTTTGATTTACATAGCTACCTGCTGCACCTAATGCACCACCAGCTAAACCATTACCTTTACTACCACCACCGCCAAATAGACCACCTATTAATGATGGTGCTACTGCCCCTAAAATTGTACTAAACAACGGCATAATATTATCCCTTACTTTAAATTTGTTTTAGTTGTAACCTAACTCAATACTAATTGGTAAAGACTTAAGATTATTAGTATCAGTACCTAAAAATGATTCAGCATTCCAGACATCAGCATTTACTATCCAACTCCAATAAAATTGTTCAATAAAACCTGTACCATCTTTGATAGGCGTAGCAGATTGTAAATTAATACCTGTAGGATTACCTGATCGTCTAAGAGTTATACCTGCAAAAGTAATAGACTTTACAAACTGATCATTAACTCCCCCATTTTGACCACCTTCTAAATTAGCTACTACAGCGTTGGCAGTACCTCCATCAAATCTTCCATCCTTATTTGAGGAAATTCTAAATTCTACTGTAAATCGACCATTAGGGTAACTAGCATTCGCTGTTCTAGTTTTGGTAACGCTTACGTTAATTACATGTAAATTATCTACGCGAGTATTAGATAAAGCAGGAGTTAAACCATTAGCTACTAGAGGGGCAAAGGAAGTAACGCCTGTATTAAAATCAATGCTTGTTAGAAAACCACATCTCCAAAAGTCTTGGTTTAGAGCAGAACTATAATTATACCAATAACTTACATTAGACACCCATGACCTTTTCCAAGTACCTGATATTTTTGTCCACACTTGTTTAACAAATACCCAGTTCCCTGATACCTTAACTTTAATTAAAGGTAATTTCCAGACTCCGCTTACTTTAGCTTTAATACTCAAACCAAATATCTCCATTGTTACCACCAGTAGCAGCGTCTGTATCTACATATATCTTACTACTTGTTGTTGCGGTTCCGTCAAGTATTACACTAGCAGCAGTAGTAACTTTAGTTGTTACATAAGCTGTAGTAGCTAATTGTGTATTGTTAACTGTAGCAGCAGCAGTTGGAGCAGTAGGCACACCAGTTAAAGCTGGACTAGCTTTATTAAGCTGTACGTAAGCCGTAGTAGCTAACTGTGTAGTGTTAACTGCAACAGCAGCAGTTGGGGCAGTAGGTACACCAGTTAATGCTGTGTTGTTAGTGTTAGGTTTAGTAGCTATAGCAACAGCGATAGCGTTGTACTCATCGTCTATCTCTGTACCACGTACTCGTTTAGCTGCTGTACCTGCACTGAGTCCATCTTTCACAGCAAAGTTAGTTGACTTAGTATAATTACTCATTAGATAGTCCTACCTTGTTTAACAAATACGTCAAACTTTTGAATTGATAATTGATCACCATTAATGTAAGCCTCAAAACCTAATTGAAGTACACTACCTTGACCTCCTACTGGAACCTTAATACGATCCGTTAAACCACCACCTGTGTATTCTGAAATGTTATACTGTGCAACATCATACTCAGATACAGAACTTTGTTTTATAGTTCTGTTGTAAGACCTTGGCTGATCAGTATAATCAGTACCTACTTTAACAGAGAAGTTCTGTCCACTACCCCCTATAACAGTTACACCTACAGACTTTATTATCTTATTGATTGTAGGCTGATCAAAGTCAAAGTGGTTTGTACGATAGGCTAAGTAATACTGCGCTCCCCCATCTTGAAAGCTTGAGTATTTAGCTATGCCATTAACCAAGCCTAGATAAAGAGTACCATCAAAGGCAGATAGTCCACTTAGTATTTGAGTGTCAACCCATTTAGTTACTCGTAATCCTCCATTCTCTAACCTACCTCTAGTATCAAAACAATAGATTAAATTAGAACTAGGGAATAGTAATAAATAGAAAGCATTAGATGCTGAGTAGATTGCTGTTATATTATCAGTAGTAGATAGATTAATAATCTTTACTAGATCATCACGAACATTAATAGACAGGTCTGCTAAGGGGTTAGATTTCTCTTGTATGACACGCGTTAAAGAACGTAGCCCTGAGTTAGCTAGGAAGTAGATGTCGTTTCCTACGGCCTGTATGGACTTCCTAGACACACATCCTACATTCTCTAGTATCTCCACTACATTTAATTGAGTAGCAGCTACAGTTAAATCACTATTGTTATTGTCACCAAGGATCACAATACATCGTTTACAGAATACAATGATACGTCCGTTAAATCCAGCAACACTTACAATCTCATCACCACCATTAGTCCATACTTTTCTAAGGTCTAAAGTTAAAGTAGATCCTCCAGTAAAAGCACCATCAATTCTATTAGAACCATACAGTGTGTACTTATCTGTAGCAGTACCACCAGCCCACAACCTACCATAAGCAGAAGTTACAAAAGAGAATTGTAAGTTAGCATTTGTAGTAGCATGAGTAGTCACTGCAAAGTTAGCAGCTACTTTAAGCATAGGCTTACCAGCTTGTGCTAGGTATACAGCACCTCCTAGTGAAGCAGCTTGCCAATCATTAGCAGTACCATGTCCTGTAGATATAGGAGCGAGTGTACCAAGACCTTTATATATTTTACCATTGCCCCAAGTAATATATCCTAAGTGTCCTGTAGAACCTACGAAGTCGTGCATTCCTACAAGAGAAGAAGAGGTACCACCAGAAGTAGTTTGATATACATGTCCTTGTCTAGCACCTAACCTACCTTCAGTATCTATTACACAGTTGTCTGCTTGTAATGCGTAGCCACTAGCTAAAGTAATGCTACTTTCCTGTGTGTTTAACCCATAAAATCCTGGGGCTGCAATAGAAGAACTAACTAATTGTTTCATACACTATACCATTCTGTCTCTTCTGGATGCTTCGATGCATCTAAGGCGATTGCGTTAGATAAAGAGTTAGCTGCTGCTATGTAAGCACTGTTACCTGTCTGACCATTATCTTCACCCCTCTCTTCTACAGCCTTAGCATAAGCTAACAGAACTATAGGACGATGAGGACATAGTATTCTATCGGAAGGTGCTTCTAAATCTGCTGATCGTTGGACAACATTAAATCGAACTGTGTACACTCCATCAGGTTTAGGATATAGATCAATAAGAGTATCCCCTGTAGTACCAACACCATTGAAAGAGTAGAAGGTAGGTGAACCAGTGGCTGGGGATGGTGTAAGGTATCTATCGTTAAACCAATTTGCAGTTTGATAAGCAACATCACTTTCAGTTGTTGCATTAACAACACCTAGAACTTTAATACTGTTCTGTGAACCAGTTAATTGATAATTGAAAACACCATTGGAAGTAGTAACAGTTAGACTCTGACGTAAGGCAGACCAGTCCCATGCTTGTTCTACTTCTTGAATTGAATCATTGACTAGAGTACCTATAAGAGATGAATAATCATTCTCATTAATAGACTCTACTTGACGTTCTCGTAGACGTACAAGAACTGAGTTGACTGCTGCTAAGTAATTCATAGAATTATACCATATTTCTGTTTAAAAGTCAAGAGTTATTTTCTCGCTACGATTGATTGACCAAAGTACATACCAACAACTGACATGATTGCATGAGGCAACCACTCAGGAGTAACCATTCCTTCCAGTGTTCTCCACTCTGTTACTGTTGTAGTGAAGTCAAAGAATAAAAGTTTAAATC